TCACCTCAGGGCCGAGCGCGACTAACTCCGCTGCGTAGCGCGCGCAGAGCTCCGGATCGCCGCCCCAGCGAACTTCGATCCCGAGATTGCTACCTTCCTTCCATCCCAGCTTCGCGAGCGCACCTCGGAAGGCCGCGAGCTGAGACTGCCTAGCCGGATCGCTCTCCACAGCGCCTATCAGCACGCCGATCCGCCGCATCCGCTCGCCCTGCTGCGCGCGTGCCGCGAGCGGCCAGGCGACTGACACACTGCCGAGAAGCGTAATGAAATCGCGCCGCCTCATGGGGGCTTACCCCAAGGCCAGGATCACGCAGGAGTATAACAGGTCTGGAATGGGGCGGTGGCGTGCATCGCAACAAAAAAGGTCACCCTCTGTCCGCTTTGGGTCATAAGCAGACAAAGCGGCCTGCTTGGACTTTGTCCGCTTTACCCCCGAAAGCGGACATCCGATCTGAGCGTCTCAATGAGTACACACCCCAGATGATCTGCACGAGCAATGATTAAATCGGCGGAAGACTTCACGTCCCCTCGACGAGCCGGCGGCGGATCTCCCGAACCATCAGCCAATCTCTCAGTTGCGACGGATCGTCTGGCGGACTGCACTCCTCGTCCGGGTCGCCGACGCTGCCGACGTCGACCACGAACGGGTGCCAAGGTTGCAATTTCAACTCGCGGTGTAGCTCGAGGGCGAGGTCCCTGAACGCCTCGTCGTCCTCGCTGTAGCCCTGGTGGAGCATCCTGCAGCACGCGCTCCACAGCTCGCGCGCGCGCTGGCTGATGTCGTGCCCGCCGGGGCCGTCGATCGGAGTTCGCTTGCGCCGGCTCATCGGAATGGCTCCGGGTCGGTGACGCCGATGCCGCCGCTGGGCGGCCTGCCCACCGCGCGCGGCGGCTCCGGGTTCGCCTCCATGTCCAGGCCCAGGCGGACCAGCAGCTTGGAGACGAGGGCGCGGTTCGCCAGCTCGTGCCGCAGCAGCGGGTGGTCCTTCGCGCCGGTGCGGATGCGCACGATCATGCCTTCCGCGTCGATTATGGTGCGAAGGGCCACGGCGCGGTCGGTTGCCTCGCAGGCCAAGAGCAGCAATTCGCGCCCGCCTTGGTCCGAGATGTCGTAGCCGCCAATGATTCTGTTCCACAAACTCAGGCCGGGTTCGCCTAGGGGTCGCGGGGGATTGGAGCCGGAAAAGGCCGGGTTCGACAGGACTTGGAAGGGGGTGTTCTCGCGTCTATTGGCCATCTTTGGCTCCATTTCCCTCGAGTTCTGGCCCTTTCCGTCACGACCACAACCAATCTCCGCAACTTGGGGCCAGAAATAGGTCCACTTCGGTCACAACCGGCTCAGTGCCGTCTAAATACCTGAGATGTTTCGTAAATATTGGTCTCGAATGTTACCAATGTTGGAGTTAATTTTGGTAAAATTGGACCGCCGCTGCGGCCCTGAGATTGATCCTCTGTAATAAAATTACCTACCCCCCGGCCTTTCTCGCTAAATTTGGGCACTTCTCACCCCCATTTTGGATTTGAGTAAAGATTTCGACTGAGTTTGGGGCAATCTCGTCAAGTAAAGCGTGCCCATTTCGCGAACTTTGAAATGAGTTACTAAAAACTGCCCGACGGTTTTGTTGAACGATGTCAACAAGTTGGCTAGGGGGATAGGGTCGTAAGTGACGCGACTACCGCAATCCACGGTTATCTCCCAACTAGTGCAGACGCGTTGAGAAATCGCGCGCCGCTTCCCACGCTTCGCGTTGGCGATAGAGTTCCTTGAGCTCGGCCTCGTTGCGCTGACGGGCGCGAACGACACCGAGCAATTCAGCGAACGCAGCTCGCGCCTCGTCCAATTCGCGGCGAAGATGATCGAGCTCAGATACATGTTTGGAGTGCATGTCCCGCAGATCGCTGCGCATGCGATCGAACATCGCGTGCACATACGCGGGAGTATAAAGCGGCTTGCGCTTACCCGACATCTTTCGCCCTCCACGATGGAAGGTCGATCACTTTACTGACGCTCTTCTGACCGAGCAGCGTGAGCAGCGCCGAGACTTGGCCGCGCAGCTCGGCGATCTCGGCCTTGAGCGGGGCGATTGCCGCGTCGCGCTCCTGGAGCATTTCCTTGCGCGTCTCGGCAGCGACAATTCCGATTGCCTCGACCATGACCGTGCGCTCGTTGTCGAGGTGGCGGCGGAGCCACTTCTCCCACCCGCTCCAGTCGTGTTGCTCGCCCTCGGCCATACCGGCAGCGGGCGCCTGCAGCGCATTGTTGTCTGTCACACGATAGAGCAGATCTTCATCACCTTCGCTGGTCATCACCAAGTCGCTCCCGTTACGTATGATACGGCAACTTTAGTGGCGTCAGTCGGCGCGGATCGCATGCCCCACGACGCGCGCAAGATCATCCTCAACCCGATGCTGTCGGTTTGAAACATGCTTCTGACCGGCACTGCCGGCGATGGTGTCCCGCCCGTGATGTCTTGTGGGCTCGTGTCTTCCATGTGAAATGTCGGGTGCTGATCGACGGAGAACTCTGGCACGCTGGAGAAGGCGCTCACGAAGCTCGAGGCCTCAACTGCAATGACGGTGCCGAGCGGAAGCGCCGAGCTCTGCAGCACGGGATACGTGAACAGCGGCGACGCGAGCAGCTTGATGGCTGCGGCTTGCTGCGGACTGGCGATGAACACCGGATCGCGGCCGGCGCCGAGATTCACGAGCGTGCCTATGAGCTTGTCCACGTCGCCCGCAAGAGCGCTCAAGCCTCCTCCGGTGGTGGGCGTGACGCTGGTGGCATTGTGCAAGATTCCTACTGGAGTGGTGCCGTCGTCGGCCTGAGTGCCGAGCAGCGCCTTGTCGAGGGCGAGCGCCGTGCCCTCGCCGATGAGGCTGCGGGCGACTACCTCGAGGTTCGAGGACTGCGCCATCTCCCGAGTGTAAGCCGTGATCACCATCAGCTTTCTCGGCCACAGCGTGACGCCGGCGTTGAAGCGGAGAGCTCTCACCTTGACCGGCGCGCCTTCTGCGACCCAGCCGCCCGCGTCGCTCGCGTCGACGAGGTGGCCCGGCACCTTGATCTGGGCGATGCCGTCGAAGGAGATCTTCATCCCGCGCGAGATCAGCCCGGCAGCGGCAGACACCGACGTGATGGCGGCGATCGAGTCTTCGATGCTGGTCCTAGCCAATGCGCCGGCCCACGTCGGCGAGCCGGTTGTCGCCTGCGCCGACGCGGCACGCAAGACCACTTCCGTCACCTGGTCGCCGAACATCGCCCTGGCCTCGTGTCCAGGCGAGGTTTTGTTGACGTGAGAGCGAACGTGGCTGGCACCGGCGCGGTACAAGTAAACGCAAGGTCGAGCTCGGGCTCGGATCTCCTCGGCCATTGACATCGGCTTGTTCATGTGCTGCTCGCCCTCGAAAAAAATCGGCCGGCGCCTGAGGCACAAGCACCGACCGACCAGGTAGCCTCAAACTTCCAATCCTACACCAAGTCGTCATCGACGTCCGTAACGCGTACGTCGGCGGTCAGCCGCAAGAGGAGTTCTCGGATGCCTTCAGACAGATCTTTCGTGTCATCCACCGTGAATGGGTGCCCGGGCCTAGGCACAGCGTGGTTGAGGAGGAAGGCCAGGTACTCCTTGTCGAACCAAAATCCGATCCAACCGAGGCCGTCCTCCTCCCGCTGGCGGCAGCGTCGGACCCTGTCCCGGGTTTGGGCGCGACGCATATCAGAGGTAGAGACCCGGTCCCGGGTTCGGGCTCGGCGGGCTCGACGCATATTAGAGGTAGCGACAATCATCGATCGTGTACCAAAGGTGTCAGTTCAAATCGTGAAAGTCGTGAAAGTCGTGATCTCCTATCTCCATTAATTTTCGGCCGGTCGGTCATTTTGTCCTTCCGGAAAAAAACAATGGAGAAGGGAGATCACGACTTTCACGACTATCACGACTTGCGACTACAAAAACGATGAGGTTCATTCTCACGACTTTCACAGCCTACCTTGGGTAGTGGTGCCTCGTAACCGTGCCATCGCGCGCTCCACGGCCTTGCCCGCTTCCAGCGTCATGGGAACCAACATGTCTTTCGCGCGACAAAAGTCCCATCGCGCCGCGCCCGCGTGCGTCCTCGGCCATCCACCGTCGCGGACGCGCCAACCATCATCCCTCAGTTTTCGAATGATGCGGTAGAGATTTGGGTGACACACGTAGCTCATGACTGAGGTTCCCCCCGCGGCGTTCGCCGGCGCGCCTCTTCATCGCCTTTTTCCTTGCACTCGCCGGCGGCTTTGAATTGCTCGCTGACCGACAATTCCTTGCGGGCATAGATGACTTGTCGCTTGCCGCCGACTACCCAAAAACCATCTGCAGCAGTTTCATTGTGAACGGCGACATAACCACACTTGTTGAGACGATGGGGGATGGCGCGGCTATTTCTCCTATCTCTCAACCAACTCGATAAATCATTTTCGGTCCTCATAACGTCGGCGAGCTGCTTCACAGTCAGCGCTTTTGGCGGCTCAATCACCGTCTCCCCTTCGACCGTCTTGTGTTCGCCCAATGCATCTATCAAGTCGGAGAGCTCGCTCTCCTCGGGCGAGCGGTGGGCGTCGACGACAGCCCAAAATGCCCGCGTCTTGGTCGGCGGTGCCTTGGGGTTGAAGTCAGAGATGTCGAGCGCGGCCAAGTAAGCGGCGACGTGACCGTAGCCGCCGGTGTCGTACCATCCCCAAAGTTTCCTCCAATAGTCGTCGGTGAAGTCACCTTTGGTCAACTCCGACCACGCGGCATACGTGCGTCTGTCGTCCGGCGGAAGGTAAACGCCATCCACATAGTTGGTCGTGATGACCACGCCGACCACGTTGGGGACGTAGTATTCGTTGCGGTTCTTCTCGTCGATGCGAAGCACGTCGGGCGGCGCAGCGGTGTATGCCTTCATCGCGTCGTAGAACTCGTAGCGGCTGATGTCGCCGAGGTCGCGGGCTTCGCTGATGCGCATGACGGTGCTCTTCAAGAATCCGTTGAAGCGACCCAGCATCTGCTTCGGCGAGATCTCGGAGAAGTTCCACGGGCCGACTGCTTGCTTCACTCCCTCGAGCAGCGTGTCCTTGCCGATGGCGGGCGCGCCGCCGAGGAGCAACGCGTGATTTATCTTGTCTTGCGGCTTCTGACGGCGGTGGGCGAACCAATGGATGATGTGGTCGGCGTTTTCGGGGTAGACCTTGCGGACGTGCTCGACCCATGGGCCGGCCTTGCTCGCGTCTCCTAGCTCGATCGTCGGCGGTCGATACAAGTTGAAGATCGACACGCCCTTCTTCTCAATCCAGCCACCAGCCGAAACCAACCGATTGAGTATCAACATCGGCGAACCCGGCACCCACGACATTTGCTCGACGGGGCGGTTCTGGTCGAGCCATGCATTGGCCTTCAATTTCTTTTCGTCGCCTTCATCGTCGAGCTCGGGATTGCCATCTTCATCGGTGATTGCGATGGGCGGGATGCGGGCGTTGACGCTGGCTGACGGCCACAAGTCCCGCGACGGGACGTAGATGTAATTGTGCATGACCATGTAGGCGTAGAAGTCGTCGAGCGTGACGCCGGCCCCCTCCCCGGGAGGCGGCGTGGTTGCAGTCTGCTCGCGGAAGCGGAGGATCTTGGCGATTGCCTTCGCCACGCCCTCGCCGAATTCGTCCTTCATCCACGGGAAGCCGCGGGCCTCCCTTCCTTCGGCGAAGGCCACAGCGCTATCGCGCGCAGTATTGGCGTCAGCATCGGCCCGGTCCACGTATCCGCGCTCGACGCAGATTACGCGCACGAGGTGGTAAACCTCGTCCGGCGAGAGACCGCAGCGGGCCAAGAAGCCGCCGACGCCGAGCGATCTGTCGTGGCGACCGCTCGTCGGCCAATGCCGCAGGAGCACGGCGGCCACGGCTAGCTTGGAGACCGAGCGCTTGAGCTCGACAAATTCCACCCGCGCCGTCTCGCCATCCTCGGACCACTCGTAGAGCTCGCCGGTCTCGTCGTGACGAGAGCCTGGCATCACGCTCTGAGCACCTTTGTCGCCGCCGCCGATGCGGAGCTCGACTATCATCTTCCCGTTTTCGTCCTTGAACTGGATTGCCCCTTTAGGCTCAACGGCATCGCTGCACCGGTAGAGGCGGTGCGATTCCCGCTTGCTGAGGCGGCCGTAACGTGAAGGCGTGGGCGGGAGAAAATACGGTGCCAACCGGACGGCCTCGACTGCGTCGAGGTCGGTGTCACAGAGCCCGCCGCTCTTGGCGCCCATCCGCCCGCCGACGTTGAGCCTCGCGCCGTCGAAGAAACTCTCGACGTTGGCATTGTCTATCGTCAAGTTCTGCCACTCGTTGATGAATGGCATCTTCATGCCCGGCTTGAGCGGCAGGGGCATTATCCCGCGATTGAGGAGGCCGCGGGCCACGGCGAGCGGATCGTCCGCGCCATGGGTGTGGTCGCGTTCGGTCATGGCCCGCCCCCGATCCGCCGCAAGCGGGCGGTACGTAAAGTAAAAGTGGAAGGGCAGGTCGGGACGTGGTATGAACGAAACCGCTTGAGGAGCTGCTTCGTTTGAGGGCTCGCGACCCGGTCAGGGGGTCCGAGCCCTCGCCGTTTTCTATGTCGCATTTAGGCTATCGGCCCCCATCTTGCGCTTTTTGACGGCTCGCTTGCTGTATTCCGCCGTCCGCGCATGCGCCCGCTGGTTCAGCCAAGACCGGAGCCCGCCGCGAGGGTAGCGGACGACCTTCGGTGATATGCGCACGAACGGCGGACCGCCGCCGTAGCTGCGGCGGGTCTCGAGCCACTGGGGTGACACGCCGAGCCACTCCGCGGCCTTCGCCGTGGTCAGCAGATCGTTGTCGCTGCCATTGCCGCCGTCGGCGGCGAGGATGGCGTCGGCTCTGCGGTCGATGTGGAACGTTTTGGGGGTGGCGGTGGCGGGCGGCGCGGTTTTCGCCACCTTCGCCGGCTTCTTCGGCTTGCGCATTCTGCCTCCTCTATCGCGTCGAGGAGGTACCAAAAGGCACCCCGACGACGCAGCATTTGCGTCATTCGGGGCCTTTGGTTTTCAGCAACCTAGTGGTGAGGTTGCCTCAGGGTCGGACGTGTCAACGTCCCCCGCGGGCCGTGCCGTTCCACCGGCACATATGGGCCAGACCGCGGCCTTGTGGTCTGGTAGAGCGTGCGACACCTTATATGGGACAAATGAGGGCTTGTAAATCCCCCTCACCCACCATGTAGGCTTGCCGCAAATCGAGGGCTTTGGAGGCTCGGCAGAGATACCCTTTTATTTTTTCTTTGTTTACCCTTTTACCCTTTGCCGCGTTAGCCTCTACGCTTGAAGCCTAGTCACGTTCTCCGCCGTCGGCGGCTCGGCATCGCACAACATCTTGATGCGGTCGGCCACGCGTTGTGCCGGTCCGCGCAGGCGCTCCGCATTCATCTGGATGTAACCGCTCGTCACGTCCTTGCCGAGGCTGTGGTTCACCAACCCCCGCAAGGCGATGGGCGAGATGTCGCATGATTCGGCGATGGTGAGGAAAGTTCGCCGGAGGTCGTGGGCTGAGATGCGGACGCCGCTCGCCTTGGCGATGTCGTTGAAGAGCCATTTCGTCTCCTCGAGGTGGCCGCTCTTGCCGGCCGCGAAGAAGACGAATTCGCCGGTGCTGCCGATGGCGCGCCGCGCCACCAGCATGTCGTGAACCACGTCTGTCATGGGCAGGTCGAGCTTGCGGCCCGACTTGGTGCGGGCTGCGGGCACGCGGATGACGCGAGCCTGGAGATCCACGTCCGACCACCTCAAGGATGCCGCCTCCCGCCTCCGCATCCCGGTGAACAACAGCATCAAGATGTAGTCGCGGCCCACCGCGCTCTTCAATTCCGTCACGGCCTTGTAGAACGCGGGCAGCTCGTCGCTCTTCACCATCCGCTCGCGCGGCTTCGTCCCGTACCACATTCGTTTGAGGCGAACGGGGTTCGCTCCGAGCTCTTCGTTGCGCTCGGCCACGTGGTTCCACACGGTTTGAAGGGATCTCATGGCGGTGTCGGCTGCAGCGTGGCCCTTCTGCAGCTTGCGGCTCAGCGCCATCGCGGCCCGGGCGCGGTGGTTTGCGGCCGCGTCCATCAACCCCTTCGCCGCTGCCGCCTCGGCCCGCTTGGTCCACTGCGCGGCCAGCCGATTGCCGTCTGCGACGTGCCGCGCCTGCATTTCGTCAGCTATGGCGCGATGTCTCGCCTCGACGTCGTCGCGGGTGATGTTGCTCAACGGCTGGTCGAGCCACGCGGAGAGGTGGCCCTCGACTGCGGTGCGGTACACCGCGGCGCTTGACGCCCTCAGGTCCTTGCGCGCCTTCAAGTACGCGTCCAGCGCCTGGCGCAGGGTGGAGCCTGCGGCTTTCTTGGCCTTGGGATCGACGCCGCGGGCGAAATCGCCGAGGTAGCCTTGAGCTCGCGCCCGCGCCTCGACGAGCGTCAACACGTTGCACGGCCCGATGGTGACGCGGCGCGACTTGTCGTCGACGACACCTTGGACGATGTAGCTCTTGTCGTTGCTCTTGCCAGAGACGCGGACGCCGAAGCCGCGAAGGTGGCTGTCCAGATATATAACCTGGTTGCCAGATGGGTCCGGCGCCTTGAGCTTGGCGACGGATTTCTCGGTCAATTTGATGGTGGGCATGTAACTCTCCTTATGCTCAGTCCAACCTCATGCCAATGGATTGGGCCTTGCGCAGGAAGCGTTCCTGCACCCTGCGCGCCCACGATGGGTTGATGCGGTTCTTCTCGCACCACTCGACGTCGCGACGCAGTTCATCGAGGTAGGCTTGCGCGCCCTTCAGCAGCATCCAGTGGTGGCATCGCTCCTCGCGGCCGTCATCGCCGCGTCGGCTTCTGGTGCAGAAGCCGATGACTTGGCCCTTGCGCTGTAGCCCTTCGAGCGCGCGCTTGACTGCGACGTGCTGGGCGTCGGTTATCGCGTCGTCCAGCGTGAGGTGGTAGACGTCGCCGGCGATGTCGTACGTGGTCGGCATCTTGCCTTCGCGCTCGTAGCGCGAGATTGCGCTCAAGCATCCACTCTGCACTCGGCCCAGCCCGCGGCTCATGATGAATTTCTCCCAAGTGGGTTAAGTGTTACTGATGTTGACAGGTTGAACATCGGTAACACTTAACTTCTCCCTGGGGCCCGCCGCCTCTGACTTGCGTACAAGGCGACGTCCTCCTTCAGCTCCTTCGCCGTAAAGCAGCCCTCGGTGGTGATGATGGGGATGAGATTTAGCCAGATGTGTTAAGCCACTCCGACTGGGTCTCTCTCACCCGACAAGCCGCTCATCAGCTTCTCGAAGTGAACCTTGCCGCGGGCTGTGTTCTCTTCGATCTCCGCGTCTATCTCAGCGTCCGTCCTCGCGTCCGTCTCTGCGTTCGTCTGCGGCATGTTGCCTCCGTGCCAAGTACCAGAAAATGGGGTCCGGCGGCTACCCTAAGGTGTTTTATAATCCACCCTAGTTATGGGGCGCAAACCCTCGTTGGTTATATAATACATTGGCTTATACCCTTCCATGTTTTATTTATAAAACACCCAAGGGTATCCGCCCCATAATGTTCTGAATCGGGGCGCCGGGCGGCCTGCCCCTCAATGATGCCTGCGCAGGCACCCGATTTTACGTTAGGCGTCCATGAGTCCGCCGGCAGCCGTCGCAACCACGAGACGGAATGGGTGGTGTCGGATAGTCCTGCGTCAAGGCAGCGGTCGGTCTGCCGAATGTGGCAAGCCACTGCGACTACCGCGATGGCACATCCATAACGCAGCCAATTCGC